GCCCTAGATGCCGTTGGAAAACTAATTAGAGCCTTCCAGCTTTTATTTGAGGCAGGAAACAAAGTCAAGAATTTCTTAGGCTTTGGTGGAAGTTCTAGTAATGCTTCAAATGCAAGTTTGAACGCCCCGGGAATTGTTAACGCCCCATTCGTGCCAATGGCTCCTAGCGGTGGATACTCTGGTCAGGCGGTTAGTTTTAACAATAACATTACAGTCAATGGAGCAATCGATTCAGAGTCAACAGCTCGACAAATCGTTGAAGTGCTTAACCAATCTTCTTATCGTGGAACTCTGGGTGCTGGTGCTTTTGCATGACAATATGGACTCCAGAATATGCAGTTGAGGTCAATGGGCTTGGAGATGTTACCGATCTAACTATTGCCAATTTGACTATCACTTCAGGGCGCTCAGACATCTATTCTCAGCCTGTTGCAGGCTATAGCCGTTTTACCATTTTGAACTTAAATCAAGCTGCTACAGGATTTGATGTTAATGATTCAGTAGTTATTAAGGTTAAAGATTCAACTGGCACTTATGTTCCTATCTTTGGCGGAGATGTCACAGATATCGATGTAACGGTTAGAACAGGCGAGCCAGCCATTACCCAGGCTATTACCGTCACAGCACTAGGGGCTTTATCTAAACTGCCTAAAACCTTAACTGAAGGCGTATTGGTTAAGGCTAATGATGGGGACCAGATTTATTCAATTTTATCTGCTCTTTTGTTTAACCAATGGAATCAAGTTCCAGCAGCAGAAACATGGGCTGCTTATAATGCAACAACCACTTGGGCTAATGCTGAAAATTCTGGCTTAGGAGAAATCGACCGTCCAGGAGATTATGAGTTAACTGCTCGATCTGCTAGTACCACAGATGTTTATAGTCTTGTTGCAGGATTAGCTCGTTCAGGGCTCGGATACATTTATGAAGATAGCGCTGGGCGTATTGGATATGCAGACAGCACACATCGCGCTGAATACTTAGCAGCTAATGGTTATGCCTATGTCGATGCAGGCTGGGCTTATGCTTCTGGTATTGCCACATCAAGGCGTTTAGGTGATCTACGCAATGAGGTCACAATTACCTATAAAAATGGTCAACAGGAAACTGCATCGGATGCTGCATCTATTGCGACTTATGGATACCAAGCACAAAACATTCAAACAAGCATTGAACTTACAAGCGATGCAGAAGATCAAGCTGCTTTCTATTTAGCAATTCGTGCCTTTCCCCAAGACCAATTCAAGGCTATAACCTTCCCATTGACTAACCCTAATATCCCAGATGTATCACGCGATCAGGCTCTTAACATATTTATGGGCTTACCTCTTGACATTGAGGACTTGCCAGCCAATATCGCAGACGGTCGCTACCAGGGGTTTGTTGAGGGTTGGACTTGGACTAGCCGATTTAACGCTTTGGATTTGACAGTCATCGTCTCGCCAGTTGCTTTCAGCTTGCAAGCATTTAGATGGAATAATGTACCAATAACCGAATCATGGCAAACAATAAGTCCTACTTTGGACTGGAATAACGCTACAATAGTAGCCTAATCAAGGAGAACAATGGCAACTACAACAAACTATGCCTGGGAAACCCCAGACGATACGGATCTAGTTAAAGATGGCGCGGCGGCTATCCGCACCCTTGGTTCATCTATTGACACAACTACCAAGGCGCTAAACCCTTCAACAACTCTTGGTGACATTGAATATCGTTCAGCAACGGCTAACACAAACACGCGTCTTGGAATTGGTACAACTGGCCAAGTTTTACAGGTAAATGGTGGGGTTCCTTCGTGGGCAACTCCTACAAGCGGTGGCATGACTTTAATCAGTACTACAACTTTAACTGGTGCTTCAATAGTTTTATCGTCCATTCCTGCAACTTACAATAATCTGCAACTAGTTATTAGAGACTTATTACCAGCAACCGATGGTGCAGGATTGAGCGTAAGATTAAACGGTGATTCAGCCAGTCGCTACGCTTTTGTTGCTGCTGGTACCGACAGCACTTCATCATTTGGTGATACGAGTTTTGTTGAAATTACTGGTGGTATGGATAACGCTGTCACTCAAAATTTACAGGTTTTCAATTTTTATGATTACAAAAACACAGTAACATGGAAGTACGGTAGTTTTGAAAGCATTGTTGTTGATTCTACAACGGTAACTCAGGTTGGTTTTAGAGAAAGACAACTTGCATACAATCAAACTGCTGCCATTTCCTCAATTACTCTTTTCATGAGCGCAGGAAACTTTACTTCAGGAACAGCCCTACTTTACGGAGTTCAATAATGCCTAAATCAAATACACCACAAATTAAGATTGTTAATGTTGAAACAGGCGAAGAGATCATTCGCGATGCTAATGCTGAAGAATTAGCGCAGATGCAAGCAGACAAAGCAGAAAGCGCTACACGCCAAGCCGAAGCTGAAGCAAAGGCAACTTCTCGTCAGGCAATTCTTGATCGCTTAGGCTTAACAGCCGATGAAGTAGCTTTAATACTTGGATGAAAGCTCGACTTAGTAAATCTGTAATCCAATTTAGAGAGCAGGCTGACGATGCTTATCCTAACCGAGACCGTCGTTCTGACGGAACCATTGGAGACGCTCGGCACGCCACAGCAAAGAGCGATCACAACCCTTGCGTTCGTACAGGGTTCGTCCGTGCTTTCGATCTCGATGCTTCTCTCGATGGGAAAGATGCCACAGCTCATTACCTTGCCGATCAGATACGAGTTAACGCCAAGTCAGATAAGCGCATTGCATATGTCATATTTAACAAGCGAATTGCGAGCAAGAGAACGCTGTGGAGATGGATCAAGTACAGGGGTACAAATCCACACATCAAGCACATCCACATCAGTTTTACAGAAGCTGGCGACAAAGATAGTTCGTTTTTTCAAATTCCACTACTAGGAGGCAAAATATGAAACTAAAGAACCCGGCATTTCTAGCGGCTGGAGCATTTCTAGCAGCTTGGTCTGCCACTAACTTTGATATCGATTACCGTGCCATTCTTTGGTCAGTACTGTCAGGCATATTTGGATATGCAACACCTAAAAGATAATGACTGTGGAGGACATGGCGGTTCTTGCTGTTGCTGCCACGACCGTTATTGGTTCGTTTATTGGCTCGGTGCGATGGTTAGTAAAGCATTACCTTCAAGAACTAAAGCCAAATAGCGGATCATCGATGCGCGATCAAATAAACCTACTTGAGGCGCGTGTCGAAACCATCCTTCGAATCTTAGAGAAGTGACAATTAAGACATGGCGAGAAAAAAGGTTATAGACCTAGATACTTACACAGCTCTTGATGCTTGGGCAATTTCCCTGCAAGAGATGTATCGAGCATTGCGTAGAGCAGGCATGGATGTTGATTTAGCATTAGCAATCATCATTGAGCCAACAGCCTATCCTGCTTGGATTTTGCCATCTCCAGTCGATCCAGAAAGGTTCGGCGATTATGAAGATGAGGAAGAAGATTAAGCGCATAGTTATCCTGTCCGATCTTCAAGTACCGTTCGAAGATGTGCATTTAACAAGAAACATAGCTAAATTTTTACAAACTTTTAAACCAGATCAAACCGTCACTATTGGCGATGAGATCGATTTCCAGACTATAAGCAAGTGGTCTGATGGAACTCCAGGAGCCTACGAGCAAACCCTGGGCGATGATCGTGATCGCTGTGTCGAGCTTCTATGGGAATTGGGCGTGACTGACTGCATTAGGTCAAATCACACAGATCGCTTATATAACATCATCATGAAGAAAATACCTAGTTTCCTATCATTGCCGGAACTACGGTTCGAGAAGTTTATGAAGTTTGATGAGCTTGGGATTACATTCCATAAGAAGCCAATGACTCTTGCACCTGGTTGGGTTGCAGTTCATGGCGATCACACTCCTATCAAGTCTCAAGGCGGTTTGAGCGCAATGGAAGCTGCTAGGCGTACAGGCTCGAATATCATCTCTGGACACACTCACAGAGCAGGGCGTACATCGTTCTCAGAAGCCATAGGAGGCCGAATGGGGCGTGTTCTGCATGGTGTTGAGGTAGGCAACCTAATGGACTTCAAACAGGCTGCATATACCCGAGGAACGGCTAATTGGCAACAGGCTTTTGCGATTATGTACATACATGGCAAGAATGTCCAAGTTGACCTAATTTACATTGAGAAGAACGGCACATTCCTAGTGAACGGCAAGGTCTATGGACGACCTCGTTAGAGACATAATCCCACTAAGGCGCACAATAGATAATGCGGTCGATGATGCAGAATCGTTACCATTTCGTTATCAAAATAAACCTAAATAGTCTGATATCTGTGGTTCACTAAGCCTGTAACTAGCCGAAGGTGCTAGTGCGATAGGGGGCAAAATGACTGACAATCAAGTTATCGGAGCAGCTTTACTTCTGTTTCCGATATTGGTCGGAATAATTTACGCACATGTAGCAGAGGGTAATTACAACAAAGGATTTCGTGAGGGTTATCATCGAGGTCGAGCTGTGAACCGTCAAGAATTTTGGCAAGAATGAAAGCCAAAGAGGTATTACAAAGTGCAACCGATGTTATGCAAGATCGTGGTGCAATCTACGGTCATCCAAAGATCAACCAAGATCGGATCGCTCGCAGACTTACCAATTTACTTGATTTCCCAATCGAGGACTACCAAGCTTGTCTTGCAATGGTCGAGGTCAAACTCTCAAGAATCCAAGAATCCCCGGGACACATTGACTCATATATCGATGCCTGCGCTTATCTCGCATTAGCCTGCGAACTTAAAACCGAGGAGAATGAATTATATGTTTAATTTAGCCGATTATGAACCAGTAGAGGTGAGACTTGAGAAATTTATTAAGGACTATCCAGATTTTCGTATTTCAACTGAATTGGAAGTTATCGAGAGTAATCGATATGTTGTTAAGGCGTATCTATTCAAAACTGCTACAGATAGTGTTGCGTGGTCAACTGGACTCGCGGAAGAGACGGTTACTAGTCGAGGCGTTAATCAAACTTCAGCATTGGAGAATTGTGAAACTTCGGCGATCGGCAGAGCGCTTGCAAATGCAGGTTATGCTCCTAAGGGAAAGCGCCCAAGCCGAGAAGAGATGACAAAGGTGGTAAAGGCTCCTGCTCCTAAAGTTGAAAAGGATTATTGGACTACACCATTTGGTGAACAAGATGAGTCAATCAGAGAAGTTCCGGCTCCAGCAACTATGCAAGATGCCGTGAATACGGTTGCAGAGATTCTAGGCACAGAGAAGGTAGTTCCTAGCTGCAAACATGGTGACATGGAGTTTAAGGATGGCAACAAGAATGGGCGAGCATGGGGTGGATACTTCTGTAAGCACATCGGGGTTGGTGGATCAGAGCCTAAATGTCCAACACTTTGGTATCAACTAAGTTCACAGGGAACATGGGAGCCACAGAAGGCGAGATATAATGGGTAACATCGAAGTCTATAACATAGACGGTGAAGGTGGTTGGACTGATCTTAATGACATTCCGTTTATTGAAACCATTAACTGTCAGTTATGCAATGAACCGACAGAAGCTAGTGACATCATGGCAAAGATTCTAATTAGAGATGGACAACCATCTGTGGGTCAATGGCAATGTAGAAAATGTCATGCGGTAAATGGCTAGTCAACACAGGAAATACAGAGGTTTCGCGACCGAGCGACTTGTGGCAGATTACCTATCATCTGTCTGGGAGTTCGCATCCGTTGGTCGTGGAAAGGGGAAGGATATTCAGAATGTACCCTTTGACTGCGAAGTCAAGGCTCGTGCTGGATTCCAACCTAAGGCAGTCCTCTCTCAGATAAAAGCTCGCACAGCCATTTCGGGGGAATTAGGCTTTGCAGTTCTGAGATTAAACGGACAAGGGAGCGATGTGCGTGACTATGCCGCCATCATCCGTTTTGAGGACTTGCTTCCCCTATTACAACTTAAATACGGTCACTTAGACAAAGAACCCACTGATGCATCCATCGACCGTTGTGATGCTTGTGGGTCATATATGATCAGGAGATGTTTAACATGCCAGCCTATGACTACAAATGCAACAGATGTGGACTAAAGAACGAACTGCACCATGGCTGGTATGACAAACCAACAGTGCTTTGCACATATTGCAATGAACCAATGGTAAAGACTTTTGCAGCTAATCCAATTCACTTTAAGGGTAAAGGATGGGGCAAAGATTGAAGATAGGATCATTATGCACTGGTTATGGTGGGCTTGATTTAGCGGTTGAAGCTTACTTTGGAGCAGAGACAGTTTGGTGCGCTGAAATTGATAAACATGCTTCCCAGGTAATTAAAGAACGATTTAACATCCCTAATCATGGGAACATTAAAGAAATTGATTGGGCTTTCCTAGAACCCATTGACATTCTTACTGCTGGCTATCCATGTCAGCCATTTAGCCATGCAGGTTATCGAAAGGGTATAGACGATGAAAGACACATATTCCCATACATCTTGGAAGCTATTAGCATCCTTAGACCACGATGGGTTATCTTGGAAAATGTCAGAGGACATCTCAGCCTCGGACTTAAAGAAGTTCTTGCAGGGCTTACCTCAATCGGGTATGACGCAAAATGGCAAGTTGTACGAGCTTCCGATGTTGGTGCGCCGCATCAAAGAGCAAGAATTTTCATTATTGCCTACCCCAATGACATCCGACAAAATAGATGGATCGATAGCAGACACCAGGAGAAACAGCCCTGGATTGAGGGCAATGAAATATCTACTAGCAACTCCATTAGTGAACTCAAGCCATCAAACGAAACAATGCAGAAGATGGGGAGGAAATTTACTGCACGATGTGACATGCACTTGCAAGACATACCAAATGCATTGGATCAACAAGAAAAATTAAACCCTATATTCGTTGAATACATGATGGGGTTACCTAAAGGATGGGTAACAGAAACAGGATTATCTAGAGCTCAACAATTAAAGATGCTTGGAAATGGTGTAGTTCCTCAACAAGCAGAATTAGCATTGGAGTTACTATTAACGCGACACACCCAAGATTAAACGAGAAACTTGACACATCCGGTACTCTCATGGCTAGAGCCCATCAGGGGCTCAGAGCGAGCCGCTTGCGGATAGCTCGCTCGGTAGCCTTCGCTATTGGGATAGCTCTGTTTGCTCCTATGTCACATGCAAACACGGGCTCAATAGAAGCTTTCAAATACAACCCTAGAAAATATATAAATGCCACTATGCCTAAGCATGAGGCTAAATGCATTAAGTTACTCATTAGTAAAGAATCAGCATGGAATCACAAAGCCGTTGGTAATCTCAATGGTACTCATAGAGTCTATGGCTTACTACAGATTAAGAATCCAATAGCAAAAGATATGAATCCAATGCAACAGATACAGCTGCACATGAGATACTTAGAGCATAGATACGATGGTTCAGCGTGTAACGCATGGAGACACTTCAAGGATAGAGGATGGCATTGAGTAGATCAGCGCTAACATCCAAGGGTGGAACAACTAAGTGGCGTAGGATCAGGCAACAAGTAATCAATAGAGATAGATGTTGTCAGGCTTGCGGTACTGAAGAGATGCTTACAGTTGATCACATCGTTCCAAGAACTCTTGGTGGTGATGATAATCTAAATAATCTTCAAGTATTATGCTCATCATGTAATTCCAGCAAAGGGGGGCGGTTTTTTGACAGTGCTAGGACAC